TTGCTGCTGCTTTACCTCTAGGACAAAGTTTAGCCATAAACAGCCACCTTACACTCAGGACAATTTTTTATAAACCTTAAATGTCTATTGCAATGAGATACTAATGTTTTTATTTCTTGTTTTTTAGTAAACAAACTTTTAACCCAAGTCCAAATACTTAGCATGCTCTCATTCCTTTTTTGTAGCCCATTCTTTTTGCAACTTTAGGGGCTTTCTTTTTTAATGCTCTTATTCCTTTGCCTTTTTTACCGGCAGGTATTTTCTTTTTTGGTTTCATTTTTTTCCTCCTTTAAATATTTGAGTTCCCTTTATACCATAAATACTTGCTACAACAAGAATCCATAAATTTGTAAACCATTTCGGAAGCTCTGAAAACATTTCGAAGAACAATTTTACTTTGTCCATCGCAGTTGGGTCGTCCGATATCACTGCCCAAGCTAGAACAGCTATTGGAGTTGACAAGATTATAAGGACGGCCTCATCTTTCCAGTCGGATTGCCTAGCTTCTAATAATTTACCTTGGTAAGCTTCGTCACCACGAGCCATTTTTTCTGCATGCATTAATTGTGCATCAGACATTGCCATCTTCGTCTTCTGACGGTTAGCATAAATTTTACTACCAGCAGAAACGGCTAATTTAATTGCCGAGAACCACATAAATTAACACCAAGTAGCTTTTTTGCTTTTAGAAGCTAACATTCTTTTTGTGCCTCTAACTTCAACTGTTTGAGCTTCGTCAGCTTTTGGAGTTTGGATTACTTTTCCACCTTCTGGTGTTCCAATTTCCATTTGAGACTTAGCTTCTTTTTTAGTTTTTTTCATAATATCTCCGTTTTTAATTGTCTTAACCTTTTTTTAAGGGTTTTTCTATATTTTTTTATTCCTTTGACTCATTTCTTGTTTTGCAATCGATGTTGCTGCTCTTAATTCAGCTAAATCTTCTGTTTGTTCTAGTTTTTCTTCAAAGTTCATCTGATTCATCATTGCTTTCATCTTATCAAGACTAATTCTGTCTTCATCTTGCTCTCTTCTACGCTGGTTTTCTTGTGCTCTTATGTCTAACTCTCTAGATTTTAGTTTAGCAATAGGATCATTACCAAAATTACCATTAATTTTTTGTTCTTCCTTCATAAATTCATCTGTCATTTCTGCAATCAACACAGATTTTCTAGATTCAATCTTCATATTCAATGCCATAACCATTTGTTGCATTTGTGGGTTCTGCATTGCTTGAGGATTTTGTTGAATAGCTTGTAATTGTTGAATTTCTTTTTGGAATTCTAACTCAACTTGTTCTAAAGCCATCAAAGAAATATGTTCAAAGATATTTTTCTGTAATGAAGCACCAACAACAGGATTATTTTTTGCAATATTTGTTGCCATAAAATTTAAGTGAGCTGTAATGTGTGCTCTATGATCTTGACCTTTAAATGCTTGGTAAGGAATCCCAGATAAAGCGTCAATATGTTCTAACGCTGGATCTTTTGGCATTGGTTGAGGTGGTTTTTTTAAAATTAAATCTACATTTTTCACACCCAACGCCTCATACATACCTCTATATGCATTATACAAATTATGTATTTGAGGATTGGATTGCGCCAATTGCAGTTCCGTCTGAGCGAGGGAAATACGCTGTGTCTGTGAGAAAATATTTGGATCTGCAACTGGAACAATATCGATTTTATCATCAAAGTCAGATTGTTTAATCATTCTTTGACCACCCACAACATCGTATGGGTATTCTTGTGGCAAGTATAATTTAAATACTCTAGCCAATAATTTAAATTCATTTTTAAGAGAAGAGTAAAGTCTTTTGTGGATCGCTGACATTGTTCTCGATCCTCTTTCAAGAAGCGCAACCGTCGTACCCACTGCTGCTTGCTGATTACCCTCACCTACTTGCAAGTCTGCTATTGAAGCGAATCTTTGACCTGCTTGTACTACGACGCCCATAAGTTGTAATAAGGTTTGAGAAGGCTCTTTAAAAGGTAAAGTCATAAATGAATCTCTGATGTTTCCACCAGGTGCATCTACATCTCTAAACTCTCCAGGTTGAATGGATTGAGCATCATCTCTAATTCTAATTCCTCTTTGTTTAAATCCAGCGGGTAAGTTGGATAAAGTCCCTGCGTCAAGCAAGGATCTTAGGGCAGCAGTTGCTGTTCTAGACAGTCCACCGATCATATGTATTAAACCAAAACCATAAAAGCCTAAGCCTGGTAAAAATTTAAAATGTACGAAGTATGAGATCTTAGTTCTTTTTTCATCTCCGACTTCATAGTTTCTTCTTATTGATAATATCGAACGAGAGTTTTCTTCAACCGTTACAATATAAGGAAGTTTAATTCCAGTAGGTTCCCCTTCGGGACTTCGGTCTTCAAAACCCTCAAGGTCAAGATTAACATGACATTCAAGTAATGAAAAGACATCTTCGTTTTTACTTTTTCTTATTCCTTCTAATTCATTTTCTTTTTTATCTAAATCAGATTCATTATCGTAACCGGGTGTTAATTCTATATCTCTATAAAAACCTGTTACTTGTTGTTTTCTTAATTCGTTTTCAGATATTTTAACTCTATGAATAATCGATTCCGCATCTTCTAATGAGGTAGCTGAGTACGGAACGATTAAATCATCTGCAGGCACGAACTTAGAAACAGCTCGTCCTAATAATTCATCATAGTAAACTTTTTTAAATGATGAACCTGCTAAAGGTAAATAAAATAACATTTGATCAAAGTCAGCTTCGTATTCTTTCATTTGATCCATGAGCTGATAGTTCATGAATTCTTTAACACGTTCCGACTGTTGTTCTTTTTGTGGTGTTGTTGCACCGATAATCTGAGTTCTTACAGGTCCTTGGGCCGGGAGCAATTCTTTATAAGCCAAGGCTTGGAATTGAGTGACCGCTTCTGCTAATACAGGGTGCGTGGCCCCCGAAGCTCCTTGAAAGGGTTCTGATTTTTGTTCGTATTTAAATCCTAATAAATCTAAACCTTGAGTGTAGGCTCTTTCCCAATCTCTTCTTGAAGATTTATAGTCTGTGTAGTTTGCAAAAAGTTCTGAACCAAGAGGCGATAAGATTTCCTCTGGTAGTAATTCAGCCAAATTATCATAATGATTTTGACTTTGTGCTTGGTTAAAGGCTCCTGGCTCAAAATTAATTTCTACTCCACCATCTTCTGTAGGAGTAATTTCAGTATCACCTTGTTCAGGTAATGTTTCTTGTAATTCAATATTTTCTTCTTGAGCTTTTTCTTGCCCCTCTATCTCAATAGATTTTTTAACTTCGTTTGGAAGTGCTTTGTCGATGTCTGCCATTAATTTTCTCCAATTTTATAGTCTTAACAGTATTATACTCAACATTCAAGCCTTGAGGTTGAGGTCCTTTCTTTGGTGGTATCGTTTTAGTTAATTTTTTCATCACCAATAATAAGTTCTCTTTTTTCTAGGGGTTACTTCATCTATATAGTCTTCTGGGTGCTGAATCAAGCCTCCTTGTCTAAATCGAAGGACAGCTTGAGTCATTGAGTCTACTAAGTCATCATGGTCGCCATAAGGAAAAGCAGCACATTCTTCAATAACTTCTTGAGCAAAATTTTTATCTCTAGGTGCCCAAATGGATCCTGATTCAAATAAAGGAGCAACTGCATTCACACGGCTGTGTTTATCGTTTCCTTTTGATGGTGTGAAATTGACTACAGGTATTCCCATTTGTCTAAGTTCATAAGTCAATGGAAGTCCAGATGCTTTAGCTTCAACTAATACTGTTTCAGGCTGCCAATAGTCATATTGTTCTTTAGCCACTCTTCTAAGATCAGGAAATTCTAAACGATCTTTTATAGCATCTAATAAAATTAATTGTTCAGGTGAGTCTTCTGTTTCTCTAAAAACACCCCAAGTTGTAATAGCAGAATAGTCAGCCGTTTCTTTTTTCATAAACGCTGTATCATAAGATTGAATAACATGCTGCAATGATGGCATATAATCTTTGTCCCAATCTTTCCACCACTCACGTTTTATAATTGCACCTTCTTCTGAAGTTGGGTTCTGCATATATTGAGCAGACCATTTTGCAATACCTGCTGAAGCCTTAACAGCTTCTAAATCTTCTAATGACCAATACTCTGGCCAAACGGGTTTACCACTATTCATGATTGCTGGAAACTCAATCACTTCCCATTGATCCGCTTTAGCTTCTTTAGCTCCAGCGTTTACAAGTTGTGCTGTTAGATCTTTGGTTGACCATCTTGTCATAACCAAAACAATTCTTCCGCCTGGTTGTAAACGTTGTCGTGGTCCTGAAGTATACCACTCATATGCTTTTTCAAATGCAGTAGGTGAATAAACATCTTGCTCTGAATGTGGATCATCAATGATGAGTAGATCAGCACCTCTCCCGGTCACCGCACCTTGGACCCCGACAGCAAAGTATTCACCACCTTGGTCAGTCTCCCAACGTCCAGCTGCCTTGGAGTCTTCTCTTAATCTTGTTTTAAATAAATCTTGATACTCGGTTGAGTCAATTAATGTTTTAGCTTTTCTTCCAAACCTTACAGCTAATTCTGCTGTGTGGGTTGCTTGAATTATTTTTAATTTAGGATCATTACCAATCATCCAAGCCGGTAAAAAATAAGATGCAAATTCAGATTTCGTATGCCTTGGAGGCATATTAACAATAAGTCTTTTTAGTTTTCCTGTTCGTAATCTATTAAATGCATCAGCAATCTTCTTGTGATGGTAACCTTCAATAAAATCTGGCCAAATGTGTTTTACAAAAGGTAGAAATTCTGTTCGAAGCTTAGTATCTTTTTTTCTTTTGATACTGTCCAAAATATCTAGTTTAAGTTGCTTTCGTACTTTAGGGTCTGCAATTTTGTTTATCTTATTTATATCCAGCATAATATTAATTATGTAACTAAAAAGTATTTATCAGCAATCTATATCTATATCAAACAATATAGTACATATATTAGGTACCATATTTTTGGATTTACCCCCTCCCCCCTATTTAAAAAGTTCGACTTTTCAAATCCACTTGGTACCTCTATTAAGCGCGCGAAGCGCGCTAAGGGTGGGACCCGCCCACATGCTCTTATCTAGGTGCGACATAGTGTCGCACCTATCATTATTTAGTTGACAACTAATACATACTAGGAATGGTTGGCATCTCCTTGATGTTAGTTTCTATAGACCCTCCATCATTGCCTTCATCATCCATTGAAGGAGTGAGCCAAGTTCCATTGTCCAATCTTATTTGAATAGGTTGTCTGTACCAACCTTGATGTTCTGCATCCTCTACACTCATATACTGAACATCAACAATCTTACGACCTAACAAATGTTTTTTAATTAAAGTAGTCCAAGTGTTGTTGTTCACTTCCATTGTTTTCCTTCTTAACTCTTTTGCTTTTTCTGTTAGTTTAACTGTCATTGTTTTCCCTCCAATGATATTTTCATTACTGATGTTTTGTCTGATGCAAAGTTCCAATAGTTTTCGTCGTGTTCTGAAACCATTTCAACATCAAAATGTTTTTCTAATGCATCTAAAATAGTATAGGGGTCATTGCCTCCATATCTAAATACATCAATAACATTATCATTGTCGTCTGTTGCAAAGTGTAAATAATTTTTGCCATCAAAGAAAAGTTCTCCTTTGAACATTTTGTCATTTACTTTCTTTACTTCAAACTCCTTTAGCTTTCTTACTTTGCTTAAAGGTATTGGTTCTGTTGGTCGATAGTATGTACTCATTTTTTCCTCCATTGTTGTTAATGACTCATCTTATTAAAATAAAACAAAAAATAATATCAGACAGATTGTCGCAGTTTTCTTTTTTTTCTATGGGTGGGACCCGCCCACATGCTCTTATCTCCTTGGTGCGACATTTTGTCGCACCAAGAACCGAGGAACTTAATCGACTAAAACCATATAAGCTTTTGGATTCATTTTACTGAACTTGCTTATTGCTTTTTGCATTGGCTCATATAATTCATCAGCCTCTAACATTTTAATTGCATTATACAAAGTATATTCCTCTTGAGTGAGGTCGATACTTTCCCCACTAAAAGGATTTGTCGTTGTATATAAAGTTTCGTTTTTTATCATTTACCTTGCCTCCGTAAATGGAAACTTTAATTGTTTGATATTGTCTACGAATGTTTGCTTTTTTTCTTCAGCAAATTGAATAATCGTAAACGACTCATTTTCTTTTGCTAAAATATTTAGAGCATTTTTTTTCATCCTCGCTGACTCTAATGTTTTAGCAGTTTCAACTACATCGTACCTATCATCGAATGTATTGAACTTCGTTCTTTTTATTAGTATGAACATTTTTCCTCCATTTGTTATTAATGATTAAACTTAAACCAACAAAGCTCTAAATAGAAGTTGCCAAATTGTCGCACCTTTTTATTTTTTCCTGGGTGGGACCCGCCCACATGCTCTTCCCTAGTTTTGGCGCAGCTGTTAAGCTGCGCCGTGTTTCTTTAATGTAGATCCGGCAACGCTTTAACTTGAGTATTCCAAGTTATGCCTATTACATTCATAGTTTTATCTAGTCTATTTATTAGCTGCTCAGGGATCCCGGCTTCCATTACACTATCCAAAGAGGCCTTTTTGATATTCTCTAAGGCCACTCTTTTTTTACCAACTGGGGTTTTATATGCTTCTTTTCTGGCAAGTGAAGCAGCCCAGTCCCTGATTTGTTCACGACAATATTCAGGTGTTATATCATTCAAATATCTGTCGTGGTCATAAGTGAAGTCATATTTTAACTTCTCTTTTTTTTCTTTGCCCGTGGCTGCTCTTTTAAAAAAAGTTTTAGCTTTTCTTTGAGCGGCTTCCAATGTTTCCTTAGCTGCTTCAAGCTGCTTTATAACCTTATCCGCTCCAATTTTTTTGGATAAGTTTTTTTCAGCTTTTTCAGTAGCGTCGGATATAATTGATTTCAGAGCTAGTTCAGCTTCCTCGATCATTGGCTGCATTTTCTCTTCAACTTTTCTTTTAAAGTGGTCACGCTGCCATTTTTGCATTGCTTTTTGTGTCATTGCTTTTCCTCCATTTGTTATTAATGATTAAATTTAAACCAACAAAGTTTTAAATAGAAGCTGACAAATTGTCGCAGTTATTTTTTTTATTCCCGGGTGGGACCCGCCCACATGCTCTACTCTAGCCTG